GGAAAAAGTTTTCAATTTTTTAGAATAGTATAAAGAAATTATAGTATGATTGTATAATGTCAACTGAAGGATTCGTGTATTTTTTATCGTGTAAAGAGAGAAAAAATACATATATTGGGGCAACAGTTGATTTAGACCGACGATTAAGACAACATAACAAAGAACTGGTTGGAGGTGCTCATGCAACCAGTATTCAAGTGATGCGAGGGGATTCATGGGAGAGACTTTGTCACGTTAGAAATTTCCCTGATTGGACTGCTTGTTTGCAATTCGAATGGAGATGGAAACAATTATCTCGAAAACTTCCTATGCAAATGACCCCTATTGAGAGAAGATTGAGAGCTTTGAAAACATTATTGGCTTTAGATAAACCGACTACAAAAGCAATATTATACAGTGAATGGAGTGTTCCGCCTGAAATTGTTTTTGAAAAAGAGGGAATTTCAGATTTATATCAGTTGGTTTAAAATCGGGTGCATACAATGGATTTTTTGACTCTTGGTTTAATGACACGTTGATATTTGGCTATTTCTTTGAATTCGATTCTATTTTTACAATCCAAATAGGACTCAGTCATAGCACCATTGGCGACGATAACAGAATGGTCTTCTAATTCTAAATGATAATATATGATTGAATCAATTTCTGAGGATTGATATATCGTTGAATCATTCACGAGTTTTTTCGCAATCACGATTTTTCCGTCGACCATCATTCCGTGGTTGGGCGATACAAATAAATCACAATTGGGAACATTCTCTCCTAATGAATTTTTTTGGAAACAAATGGGGGCGGTTTCTGTATTAAATTCATAGACTTTAAATCTACCCATCCATTTGACTTTTTTCAGTTGAACTGACTTTAAATCACAAGTTTTATTTTTGATTTTTCCTGCAACAACAACATTCTCTCCAACCTTTACGTTTTGAATGGATTTATAACCCTTTTCGGTTAAAATCTGGGTTCCTTCCAAAAAACAAACAACAGATGTTGACGCTAAAGTTATGGCATTTCCTAATAAAGTAATTGCGGCGGTTTGTGCAAACATACGACCCACAACTGATGAACCAGTATTTAATGTAATAGCCGATTGGGCTATCAATACACCAAAGAGACTCTGACTTGCCAATGCATTAGAAATTCCTGCACCCGAAACAAAAAACACATTTCCCGCTTGAGCACCATTGACAAGACTGATAGTCCCTGCCGTAAAAGTGATTCCAGTCGCGGCAACAATAAAAAACTGAGCATTTGCATTACCTTGTGCATCAAAAACAATTGTTCCGCCTGATTGTAAAATTAAAGTACCCGCAGTTGTATATTTTCCTGGTGTAAATGTTTGTGTTGTGGTGATTGTGGGTGTTCCAATAACCACAGTTGTAGAAATTGCGGCAATGTCATTCACTAAAGCCGTTAATTGGGTTTGGGCAGTGGATGCATTTGAGGTGCCATCAAATGCTCCATTAACAAATGTAATTCCCCCTGGAACAGTAGTTCCAAGTGAACCCATATTTCCATTTGTGACAGTTGTAGCTCCTGAATTGGTTATTGAAATTGAATTTCCCGCTAAAATAACGTATGTATTTAAAACTGGATAACTTGCTAAATTTATACTCATTGTATATACTATATAACGAAAAAAAAGTCCACTATTGGTATTTGAATATTTTGACGAAGCATTACTACTTATACTTACAACTCCTCCTCCATCACCACTATTAAGAGCACCAGGTGTATCCTGTAAAATCCAAGTTACACCATAATCAGAAGACAAATAAGTATTATATACAGAGTTATCATATGCTAATATATACTGTCCGGTAGAATCAGTTGAAACACTATTATAATAATTACCATTTGAAATATCCGCATTTGACATTTCCCAATTTGCACCATAATCGGTTGATTTATATATTCCATATGCTCCCATTGCTGCATATGCATATTGTCCAGTAGAACTACACGTTAATTGATCCACTGTTGTATTTGGCAAAATTACACCCATTAATGAAAAATTCGCTCCATAATCATTTGATATATAAATCTTTGTTTCAGCTGGAGTTGAAAAATTATATGCACCACCAATTACATTTTGCCCATTATAACTTGATACTAATAAATTTTGCCAATATAAATCTACTACACCTAAACATAGATTCCAATTTGCACCATAATCCGACGAATACCATATTTGTTTATACGATAAATTTTCGTATTGTCCAGCAACCAAATATTGTCCTGTTGAACTGCTTGTAATGGACCCCCAAACGGATTGAGGAGAATTTAATAACGGTTCAAATGATATTCCATAATCAGTCGACCTGTAAATATAATCCGCACCATCTACAGATGATGACCCACCAACAACAATATATCTCAATGTTAAATCTGCATCTATTTCATTAATAAAATTATTGAAATTTACCGTAACACCATTTGACCAAGTGCTTCCATAATCTGAAGATGTAAAGATTGTACTATTCAATAGTGCTACTAAATTCTGTCCCGTTTCATTCGTTTTTATATATTCAAAATAAAGCGAATTAACCAATGACCAAGTTGACATTTATTATATATTGAGATTTTTTCAATTAAATTTTACTATAATATCGACATATTCCTTTTTTAATGATTTTACAGCAGATACACTGAGTTCTTGTCGTTTCTTTCGGGTTTTATTATTATCGCTACTTTCATCAACGCGTCTTTTAATGCTGGTCGATGTGCTATTTCTATTGTTCATATCTTGTAAAATATACTCGTAGTGTTCTTCGATATAATCCAATATTTTATTTTCAATCACCCATTTGAAACAATTCAACTGTGCTATCGTGGATTCCAAATAAAGCGATTTTTCCTTATCATACAATATCGGGGTTCTCTGATGACGGCAAAAAATATCAAATCTTTTTTTACTAAAACTTTTCAATTTCAATTTATATTGGTCGTGGACTTTGAAACGCATCATTTCATTGGTCCCATTATCGAATGGTAATTCATAAATGGTATAATACAATTTCGAATAATTGGTGATGAACCAATCGATGATGCGGAGAGATATACGAGATTCTCCATTGATTACGGACATCATTTTTTGTAGTCTTTCTGTATCTTTATAGAATTCCATCAAAGAAGTTAGTAAAACATCATTTTGTGTTTGATTAATATTGAGAGACATTATACAAAAATAGAATATTAGGTGTTTATATTGTTTTTTTCATTTTTTTATTGAAATACTATTATTCTCTGAATAGACAATTTTAATGTATATATTATTTTCAAAAAGGACATAAAGATTGAGAGATATAAATTACTATAATGTCTCCATTACAACAAAATGCCGTATCTATCGGAAGTGTTTCAGAAACAATCAGTCAAAATCAATATAGTGCAGTTTCAATAGGGTCTCTTTCCAATGAGGTGAGTCAACCAGTTCAAAATGCCGTTTCAATTGGTCAAGACTCAATGCTGAGTCAAGGATGGTTTATTGGTCTTGATACCAATGCCGTTTCCGTTGGAAGTGTTTCCAATTCTGTGAGTCAAAATCTCCAATAGATTCTATCTAGCACAATATAGTCAAGATTTCAAAAATCTTGGTCCCGTTGCAATGGGAATGTCAAAAAATACCTTCATGCGAAATATCCAAAATATATAATGAGTAGAACAACAGTTCCAACGGATGGTTAATTTAACAGAAAATCGAGAAAAATACCTTCCATTTGTGTAAAGCAGAAACCTTCACGTCTGACTATAATGTGCATCTTCCCTTTAAGACCTATAATAAAGGGAAGGTGCGGAAACCGTAGGTTTCTGCTTTTTAACTATCGGGTCGAGAGATGATTCGGAAGGGTATCCGTTCATTCTTGATGCCGTTTTTCTATCGAGATAAATGCCAATAATTTGTGTTTTTTCCGCATTGAGTTTGGCAATATAACCGATATTTTGTGCTCTTGTTTCTTTGGTGGGTTGAATTTCCTGAATGACTTCGGGTTCGGATTCTCTATCCACCAGCAACCAACGAAAACCACAATATATGGTATTTTCTTTTACGGCTTTATTAATACTGGGACGTTTGATATTGGGATTTTCTCTCATACACTCTGTGACGGATTCATAGACTTGAACAAGTTGCAAAGTAATGGGGTCGATTTTTTGTAGGCGTGGTCCTAAAGTTGGCAGGGGTTCGTTGAAATTGGTCGTCGTTCTCGTTTGAGAACGAACAACTGTAGATTTCAAGTCGGCGATGGTTCTCTCTAAATTGTCTATTTTTGCATTTAATGTTACGTTCTGATTTTTTATTTCTATAATAGTTTGCATTATTTCTTGGGATGAATTTGGATTGATAATTTCATTTTTGGGTTCATTCAATATTTTTCGTATCATGTGTTCCATTTCGTCCATTGTTGTTGTATCATTAAATCGTTTGATATTATTTTCTATGATGTTGACAAGCATAGCATAAGTAATGTCTTTTCCAATGAGAAACAATTCATTCTCTCTTTCGTGACCGGGTAAATCTTTGACTCTATTGATTCGAACATCTTTATGGTTATGAATGAAAGATTCCAATTCTTTACTTCTCACAACAGAAAAACAGTCTAAAATGAGAGATTCTTCATAATTGGTCTTATGTTCATTGTATCGTGATTCAATACCTTTTCTACTCTCTCCAATTTTTACGATATATTGTCCGTTTTCAAATGTTTTTACTTTGATAATATAAACGATGGAACCCTTATTGCCAAATTCTCTCAAGAGTAAATTATGTTTTTCCAACATTTTGTCTCTGATGAGTTTTTCAATGGCTTCGTCTTTTTCTTTTATTTTTCTTTGGTTTTGTTTAAAATGTTCTTGATTATTGAGAAGTTGAACTCTCAATTCACTGGACTCTTCATTGATGATTTCTTGAAAAGTCTCTTCTAATTTGATGAAATAATCGTGGATTTCATCTGCTTTTTTGGTGTTGGATTTAAGACATAGTTTTTTAAAGGTATTTATATTGAGGAGAATGGTTTCTTTATTATGACCACCTCTATTTTCTTCATTATTTTTTGTTCCAGCCACCTCTGGAGTAAAGTTTTTTGCTTCCGCAACCTCGGAAGTTGCTTTTTTTACAATATAATCAACATTAATTATAAAATGTTTTTCTAAAACCACTTTTGCTGGGTCTTTACGTGAGAATCCTAACCATTTCCAAACATTTTCCAAATCTATTACGAAATCATTTTTTGTATAGTTCAAATAGCAGTAAAAACTACCAATAAAAAGGTGTTGTTGTGTTTCTGAGAATTTTTGTTGTATTTTATGGATAAATTTATTTTGATAATCACGTGAAAATCTCGTTATTGGGTTTTTTTCAATGAGATTAACAATGTCGAGTTGAATATTGGAAGCGAGAACAGGTGTATTTTGCATACTATACTTATAATACCCCTTTGTCTTTAAGTTCTTTTTTGTTTAATATTACTTTGGGGTCTGAAAAAATATACAAACTATTTGACAAATTTTAATGTAAAAAATTGAAACTAAATATACAAATTAATTGCAATTAAATGTCTATATCGATTGATAACACTGTTCTATCAGATAATGATAATATATTAATAGGTGAAATGATTTTTCCGTTGAATGAATTATTAATTGTTGCAGAAAATAATATTTATCCACAATTTATAAAACCTTTTTGTTTAAGTGAAGATTTACTGATTGCCAAAATTGATGATTTTGGATGTTCCGAAACATTTCCTAATTATTATTTTGATATATATACAGATTATGAAAATTTAAAATATATAGAAAATATTTATTATTTGATAATTAAAAAAGATTATGATTTTGAATTTGATGCAACGTTTTCAATTTATACAATTGATTCCGATTATACGTGTTTTTGGTATAAATATGATATTATTGAAGGTAGGGTCACAAACGACAAATTTCAATATATGTTAAAAGATTATAATTTTACGGAAGATAAACAATTAAAAATCATAGATAATGTTAATTGGTTTACTTTTGATTTAAAAGTAACAAAATGTCTAGATAACAGTTATATACTTAAATAATCCAATAACATCTGAAATTTTTCTCTCGTTGATACAGATTTACTTTGTGTTGTTTTGTAATCATTTAACATCAAGTTTTTTTGTTTTGGATGATTTTTATCACAACAAAACCCATCACCACGAGTCTTGGATTCGGCAATATAATAACAATATTTTGGTATTTCATCCAAATTCACTCCACAATCACTGGGCAAATTATTTTTACGAATATATTCACGTTGTTTTGGTATATATTCTATAATCGGTTTTGTTTCTTTTGGTTGATTGGGTTGTTGCTTTGTGATAATAATTTTTGTTTTTATTACGTCATTATTTTTCTCCCGTTTTGATATTTTATTTAAACATTGTTCCGTTTCTGGAATGACCACATCAATTTCAAATGTATGATTCGCAATATTTTTGCAACTTTCAATGAATTCTCTATCATTTAATGAACCTTTCATATAATTGCATTCAGAACAACAAGCAACACAATTTTCTATAGTGTATCCTTGGTCATTATTTGTTCGGTCGATGCCATTCGTATGATATAAATCCGTTTCCTTTTTACAATAATTGCATTTTTGTTGTATAATATATTTATAATCATTTTCAGTGAGTGTAAAATCAAATCCCTTGGTTTGTGCTCGTGATTTATAAACATCAAACGAAGATGATTGTCGATTAGGAAACAATTCGGGATGATATTGACCAATTCCATCAAATGTTTTAGAAATATGCTGACATTTTTTTATAAAAGTCGTTGGGTCTAATGAACCCTTCATAAAATTACAAATTTTACAACAACTTACACAATTCGCCTTGCAATAACCTTGATTGCTATCCATTCTGTCTATTCCGTTCAATGTTTTCTCGGATTTAAAATGACAATAGAAACAATTGGATGTCATCATCGTATAACTATATTCATCAGTTAAATCATCATTCCAAAATATTTTCTTGGTTTGTGCTTGTTCTTTTATAGCACGGAAACGGTTTGCAAAATTATTAGTGGCATATTCAGAACAGTGTTTTTTGTTTTTATCATACCATTCTTTATGTATTATTGCATTTTTTTCCAAATATGCTGTTTCGTCCTTTTCTCTTTCTCTTTCACGATATGCAATGTCTCGTCTGACTTCTCGTTGTTGAGCATTTCTTTTTGCAATTATAGCTGGTTCTTTTTTATGTTTATCGTCTCTTTCTCTACAACCAAGACATTGTTTTACATTTTTTCCTGTTTTTCCTATAAAATTTTCTTCAAGTCGATACACTTTACAATGAGTGCATTGTATTCCCGAATCCTTATTTTGTGGTAATCGATTTACCTCGTTTGTGCTCATTGTTTGAAGTATATTTTATGGTAAATTTCATTCAATTTTTTTTAGATTATATAAATATTTTACATAATTTAATAACAAAAAATAACAATATTGATGTATCTGTTTAATTGGAATAGGCGCTCTACTACCAAAGATTTTCACCTTTGGGATGGACTGTATCTTAAGCAGACTCAGGTTGCTTACACCTTCATCGTCTACCGACTACCGTTCAGTCTCTGACGGCAAACCATTGACTAGCATATAAATCGTCTTTAGGTTTTAACCATGCGGATTGTCCAATCTTTAACATTATTACGATACCCAAGTTCTATTCTTGGCCATAGATGGATTTCTCTCACCTACTTCGTAGTTAAAGCTCTAAGGAGTTCCCCGAACAACAAGTAATCTTGCAAGGAATTCAATTCCTCACTAACAACTGACTAATACTACAGGAGTCAAACCGAAATTATCCGCAAACATTGCCTGTTTGTTTGCGGCGTGTTGTTTTTCTGAGCCATATTGTAATCCATTCAAAAACTTTTTTAGTTGAATAAAAAAGAATCGAATAAACGACAAATTAACTCCAGCCATTCCTGACATAACTCTCAATATATTGTAATTTACAGCATACACTCGGACCTTGGCAGTGGCAGTTCCGCTGACAGTGGGTGAGGAGAGCACCAACTGGAGAACAGCATTGTCAATTCGCGAAAAATTGCAACTCCCGCTTGGCTGGTGTTCTTCAGGACGCAGAGCGAAGGAATAAACATTGATTCCAGCATCTGGTGCTCGGGTGTGGTGTTGGTATGGTTGAACTACATCAAAGTATGAACCTTCTCGTTCAGTGAATCGATCTTGTCCATTAAGCTGTAATTTAGCAGTGACCACTGGATTTTCACCCCAACAGTGCATATCCAAAGCAGTTTCAGCGAGAACAAAGGTTCCAGCATCAGATACGTATGACCCTGAAACGGCAGTTCCTGATGCGGCATCAAAGGGTTGGTATTGGGTGGTTCCATTCCATTCTGAAGTGGCGGAAAGACCTTGGATGTCACCTGCACCTGGCATCTGGAAAAGACCAGAGGCAGTGATGAAGTTGTTTGAACCAGCGCCTACAGTGGTTCCTGATGCTCCGGTTTCCTGTGGTCCACCGAAAGCGTGGACGGCATTTGGAAGTGCATCAATGGCATCAGTGTAGTTGAATGGCTGGGCTCCAAGGGTCTTGAAAAGAACGGAACCGGCTTGTAGGGATGAACAATAATCCACATTGGCATCTGGCTGAACAACCCAAATCAACTCTTTGGTTGGGTGGTTGAAGTTCAATTTGATCTTGTTCGCACTTGAACCTACGCTCTCATCTCCAGTGAATTGAAGTTGCTCTATCAAATATTCGTGAGGATTTTGTGCCATCTTTCTTCGCTCGTCGGTATCTAAGAAGATATAGTCCAAGTAAAGGGATGCGGCAACAAGGGATTGCTGATAAGCACTGGATACAGAGGCAACACCTGAGAATCCTGGTTGAAGGGTCTTGACAGCCCATAAGCACTCACCAATAGGTCTAAAGTCAATGTTGATTTTAACTTCGTGATACTGTACTTCACGATATACCCCACCTTTCGGTGTATTTAATATTAAAGGGAATAGACTATATCTTAAGCCTTCATTGAAGTTTGATAACTTCTCAGACCCATTACCATTTAGTCGTTGAACCTTCCTCATATCCTATCATATCGGACTTAGAGGCTTGGCTGCGGATTGTCCATTTCAGAAAATATCTTAATATTTTCTTCATACGGGGGATTATTACGATACCTCAGTTCTAATCTGAGCCACTTTAAACTTTTATTTAAAGCTTCGTACCCCAAAAATTGATTGTTTAGTTTATTAAAACGAAATACAGATATAAAATTGTTAAAGTAGTGATGATGTTCTATGCGATTTGTTTTTTCCAAATTTTCTTCTATTATGAGTGGTTGTAAGTTTGTCCAGTGAAAGCAAATATGTAAATTATTTTCGTCATTAAAGTCGAATTTGCTTACAGGTAAAATATGGTCAATATGCCAATATGTTCCGAAATTGTCCCAAGTCATTGTTTCATTAAATCGATATTCAATCCAATTTTTTAAAAACGATAAATCACAACCAAGATATTCAACAGAGTGTTTTGTTTTATTACGTGTTATTAATTTGTACATTCTACTTCGAATTAAACAAACTAATTTGTAATTAACATCACTATTGTATCTTTGTTTTAATCTTTCATTTATTATTGAACGTCTTTGTTTTTCTAAAAGTTTTTTTCTTTCAATGACTTCAGGACGATTGAAATATTCAGTGTATCTTTGTTTTATTTCTGGAATATTTCGATACTCTTTTCTTTTATTTTTAATTTCGGGACGTTGTTCATATTTTTTTTCTAATTTTTTTGTTTCAGGACGACTGCGATATTCTTTTTTATATTCTTTTCGATTTTCTTTATTGTTAATCGCATATTCTTTAGAATATTTACAAACACATTCTTTACAATCACTTCGAATACCATTTGGTTTTCTTTTATCTTTATGAAACATACTGAAGGATAATTCTTTATCACATTTTGTGCAAACTTTTACATTATTCATACTACTATATATTTTATTATTCTTATTTTTTAAATCAATTTTTTTTACGTCTTTGGGAGTTTCCCGCAATTTGGAAATGTTGCCGATGTTGTGTTTAATAACAAGCGACTAACATCTGTGAAACGTTTTTTTCGTTCTGAGACACAAACAATTTTTTCCCAAAAAAGAGCTCAGATTTTTTGGGTTGGATGTTTTTCTGCCCTACAGTTTTCAAGGCAATGAGAGGAAGGGCCAGCCCGGGATTTCTTGAAAACCAAAATAACAGAGGAATGTAAAGAGTGGTTTCTGGAAGGGCGTTTCTTGGGGCACATACTTGGGATGGACCACCTGAGGATGCACAAGGTCCAGTGACATTGGCAAAGGTTGGGTCAGTGATGTATGTGAGTTGAGTGGTGTTTCCAATGAGTTTGAAGTATCCTCTGAGTTGTTCTGAGGTCTGGGTAAGTTGATTCCAGATGTGCATCCAATCACCATATTGACGGTCGATTCTCTGTCCACCGATTTCGACTTCAACTTGGGCAATGATTTGCTCACCAATGAAATCTAACCAACGGGCATAAACACCGTCATTGTAAGTTCCAGATGTTGGAACCATTGACTGGTTGATTTCTGGAAGAGTAAGTTGTAAATATGTTCTGTAGACCAAATCACCATTTCTGGAGATGGTGCAGGTAACTCTTCGACCAAAGTCGGCTTGACCATTGAAGGTCTGCTCGATACTTTCTTGCGAGAAATTTGTATGTCTACGATACGACACTTTCCAGAAGGTAATCTCAGGAGTTCCAGTTAAAAAAACGTCTTGTGCGCCATAGGCCACTAATTGCATCACTTTTCCCCTTAATTTACGACGAAATTAAAGGTAATACCGGAGTATAACTATAAAGAATTTCCTCTTTATATTCTCCACGTGCTTTTTAAATGGGCACATTACTCTCTCGAGTAGGAGTAGACTATATTTTAAGGAATCATAATGACGTGTTAAATCATTCATCCCCACAACCATTTAGTCGTTGAACCTTCCTCATATTCTAACATAACGAACTTAGAGGCTTGGCTGCGGATTGTCTCTATTTCTCAACTTTTTACTCTGAAAGTGATTAACTTTCACCATTACATAGTTTCCTATATAATTTAGTATTGAGAACCTAACAAGAATTCCCCGCAATTTGGACGTGTCGCAATCATAGATACGTTATATGTATCTACAATCACTTGCCTCACTTTTGGTGAGACAGGCCCCGATGCTATTTGAGGCTCCACCCATATTATATTATAGACTACCTAAAGAAAAGAATTTCAGAGAAATTGATTTAATTATTATTTTATTAAGTTTTATTATATTTTTCTAAATTCTTATTCATTTTGCTTCTTTTAAATTGTTTTATTTAATCATTTATACATTTCTAAAACAATATAAAGAAAGGCTACCTTATATTGTATAATGGACATCCTAAAGGCATTTTCATTACTAGACGCAAACCACGAAATAAACATTCAGGGAACTTTAGAAGACCCACTATTTCAAGCCAATCAAATTGGTAAATTATTGGGAATCATTAAAATAAGAAATTCAATAAGTGATTTTAATGATGATGAACGGGTAGCCCAAGTCACAGGCACCCTTGGTGGAAATCAAGAAACAGTTTTTTTAACTGAAATTGGTCTTTATAAATTATTGGGACGTTCAAAAAAACCTATTGCATCAATATTTCAAAAATGGATGATAAATGTTCTGAAAGAAATTAGAATTAATGGAATGTATAAACTTCAACAAGAGAGAGAAATAGACAGAAAATTATTGGAAAATAAATGTAAAAAAAGTCATCATAATACATTATTGAAAGCATTTCACAAAAAAAAACTTATTTATATTTGCAAATTGAATGATGTAGATGAAACTCATTATATTATAAAAATAGGTTCATCACAAGATATTAAATCCAGAATAAACAATATTGCAACACAATATGGAATTGCTGAACCCCTTTTATTGGACATTATAGAAACTAACAATATGATTCCATTTGAAAATTTTATTCATAAACATTCTTTTATTTCACAATACCATGAAGCACAGACCATTCAAAATGGTATTTCAACGAGAGAAACATATTTAGTAGATAATGCACAATATAATGAATTTATAAAAATAATTCAAGAAAATAAATCAAAATTTGAAGATAATGAAAATAGTATTGAAATGGAACAAGAACGACAAAAAACGGAACAATTAAGGAATGATGTTGAGGATAAAATAATTATACAAAAAGAACTAGATATTCAGATTCAAAACCTTCTTTTGGAAAAAGAAAAGGTAATTTTGAAACAAAAAGAAAATGATAATGCAATCGAAGAAAGACCTGTAGGTTATACTCTCTCGAATTTTCAAGTAAAAAAAAGAAATAATGGAGAGAGAATACCACAAATCTATAAATATGACCCCGACAATTTGCAAACGCCCATAAAAATCTATGATTCTCCCGCCGATGCCGAGAGAGAAGAGGGAAATATCAGTGTCAGTGCTTTGAAACTTGCCACAATAAATAACACCATTTATAAAGACCATCGATGGTTTATAGTTCATCGAAATGAACCGACACCACAAACCATACCTGAAACCGTAGCCAGTAAAAGTCGTTCAACGGATATTCATTATATAGCAATGATGGATATAAAAAAAACTAAAATTGTGCAAGTATTTGCCACACAAAAGGATGCGGCAGAAGCAAGAAATATGAAAACAAACGGTTTCTCTCGAGCCATTAAAGAAGATACACAATCCAGTGGTCATTATTGGAATTATTTCGACAAATGTTCAGAAGAAATGCAAAGTGAATATTTATTGAATAATACTTTACCAGAAAAATTCACTCCAACAGTTGGAAAAAAAATTCAACAAATCGACCCTAAAACAAATACAGTTTTGAAAACATATCCATCCAAACGCGATATTATAAAATTATTTCAAATGTCCAACACAACACTGTCTCGACTTATTGATACAGATGAAATTTATAAAGGGTATAAGTGGAGTAGTGGGTAGGGCGCTACAAAGTTCCAAGATTATATGATGCGATTGGTGCTTTGCGCCTTCACCACAACAACCCCTCTCCTTTTAATTCATATAAATCTTTAATTCATCAAAAATATTCTTTGTAATAACAGTATTGATAGAATCATCAGGCCATTTATAGTCTAATTTCTTCCACATATTTTTCAACATTCAACTGCATTTCAGAACACTTTTGTTCTAAAATGGTTTTACGAATTTCTTTATCTTTTAGTTCTCTGTATTCTTTTGTTAATAAAAATTTTATTGAATTACCGTTATGGTCAACTAATGATGATAAATTCATATCCATACTACTATAATATACAGATATTTATGTTATTTTACAATCAATTTTATAAAAAATTGAATTAAAATTATCTTATAATTATATATAAGATGTCAACAATAACACATTATGAAATTAATAATATATTTTCAAATCAATGCTTATGTCAAGATTCTCTAAAAGATAAATTAACAATACAAAATACAATCAATAAAGAAAATATTGTTTCAGTTTTCACAAATGAAGGAAAACCACAAGCAAGTTTAAATAATTTATTAAATGATAATGAGAGAAAAGTT